GAACGCCTATTATTAACTATCCGAATGAAATCGCGGTTTTATTCAATATTTTGCGCGGTAATATCGATAATTGGGTATTCACGATAGGCGAAGGCGGAGCCGGAGTCGCGGCAAAAGCGGGCGAAGGCGGAGCCGGAGTCGCGGCAAAAGCGGGAGAAGGCGGAGCCGGAGCCGGAGTCGCGGCAAAAGCGGGCGAAGCCGGAGCCGGCAGTGGTCGTATCACAATCGATACATTCAAAACGATATTTGGTCTCGCGGGCGCAGGCGCATCAGGACGCGGCAAAAAAGGCGCAGCAGGCGCAGAATTCGCTAGAGGCATCGGTCTTTCATTTGACTATATGGACTATAATGCCCGCAATAAGAAACTCATGATTACACGTAATCCGTTTGGGTTTGTTCGAGATTATGACGCCGTTACATCGAAATATCGCGGCGTTATTCGTCGCGGCGACCCAAGCGCAAAAATGTCCTCGGACGGCGCTGAGGGCGCAGCAGGACCCAGTATCTCGGTTATGGATACAACATCTACTGAAAATGGTCTTCTCTCTGACGCAGCATTCGAACGCGCTATCATCCAGAAACTCCGAGAGAATGGTATTTCCGTCATCTCTGCTTCTACAAATAAACAAACGCCATTTACAGCACTCCCCGACAAATTAGACGATTTCAACGGGCTTTTTATCGACCCCGCCACATTAGAATTCAAGAACCGCGACTTATTTATTCGGCGTATTCTCGGTCTTACATCCTACTTTCGTAGCGCGCAAGAGAAATTACTCCCGATGTATGACGGAGAGACGAACTTCCACTTGGTCGAGTCAGAGATGAGCGATTTTCAGTTTGCGATTTATTCACGAGTGCGCGACTTGGAACGCAATCAGGAATCAAATATGAAGAAGAAGGCGAAGAAACGCGGAGCGGCCGACGCAGGCAAAAAGGGTGCCGCCGCTGGCGCTGGTGGTGGCGGGGGGGATGCCATCTACGACGACGTTTCATCTACCTATCGCATTTTTTCCCGCGCTTTTTGTAATTTCGTTTTCCCGCCATCGATCCGCCGACCTTTGCCGGGTGATGACGGGATGGCAGCGGCGGAAATAGATAAATCCGCGGCGCTTGGAGGGTTGCCTGATGTGGGGGCGATGATGGACGCACATGAAACCGCGGATATGTTGGCCGCACGTATCGCACGAACGATGGAATCTGGCAGTGGTAAAGGTGCGACGGGCACGGCACCGAAACGCGGCCGAAAACCGAAAGGGGCGGCGGTGGCGGCGGTGGCGGCGTCTGGCGGCGATGACGATGAATCAGCCGAGCGTATGGACGAAAATATGCTTGACGGTGAAGGCGCCGCCGACGAGAGCGAAGACGAAACTGAAATGGTCATTACTGGCGAACATTCAGATTCGGTCGCGGCGGTTATGGCGGGGACAGCCAAAAAATCCACAGGCGCCGCAGGCAAGAATGAATACAAGGCGCAATATCAAGCCGCAATTGCGAAGGCTATCCGCGATTTAAAAGTCAGTGCGGGCAGCTACCTTATTCCCGAAGAACTCGCAACATATAGCCCCAAATTTCTCCACCTTCTTCACAATATCCTCGATAAACAACACGTCGGCCTTCATCTCGTCTATAGCCAGTTCCGTACGCTCGAGGGTATCGGTATTATTAAACTTATTTTAGAAACAAACGGGTTTTCGCAATTTAAAATCATTAAATCATCTGCTGGAGACTGGACCATTGACATGACTCCGGAAGAACAGGAACGCCCTTGTTTCGCGCTTTATACTGGAAGTGAAACGGCCGAAGAGAAGGAAATCATCCGCAATATATTCAATAGCAAGTGGAAGAATGTACCGAAATCGATTACCGATGTGTTGAATGCTCGCACCACGAATAACATGTTCGGTGAAGTCATTAAAATTCTGATGATCACCGCGTCGGGCGCAGAAGGTATTAATCTGCGTAATGTCCGCTACGTTCATATCACGGAGCCTTACTGGCACCCCGTTCGTACTGAACAGATTATTGGTCGCGCGCGGCGTATTTGTAGTCATATCGATTTACCGGAAGAGCTGCGAACGGTGGATGTGTTTCTTTATGTCATGCGTTTTACCGCGCGCCAGATTGCGCAGGATAATGATGAGTCATTGAATATTCGGATGTTTGATAAGAGCAAGACCGACGGGACAACGCCGATGAGCACCGACCAGTCTCTTTACGAAATATCGAATATTAAAGAACGTATTACGCGCCAGATATTGACGGCGGTGAAGGAGTCGTCGTTTGATTGTATGATTCATGCGAACGCGAGTGCGAAGGAGCGACTTCAGTGCTACTCGTTTGGAATAGGGGCGGATGAAGAAAAAATCGCATATCAGCCCAATATTGCGGGGGAGGTGGATGATAAGACGCGGAAATTGAACGAAAGCGAGAAGAAGGTTAGATTGCAGAAATTGGTGGTGAATGGGAAAGAATATGCGGAAGACGCCGACACGCATATCATTTATGACATGGAACTTTATAAGATGGGGAATTTGGTGGAGCGGGGGCGGCGGACGATGCTACCTGCCGACCCACGGACAGGGGCGGTGGAACAGGCACGGATTGAGTTTTATTGAATTTTTATTGAATTTTTATTGAAAAGATTTGCGCCAACGGGCCATAACGGCCCGCCTGCTCCATTCTTTTCAATAAAACCTTGACGATTCGCCGTGTAGATTGTATGGCCCGCCCGCTCCAACATTTTCATCAAAACCTTGACGATTCGCCGTGTAGATTGTACGGCCCGCCTGCTCCAACATTTTCAATAAAACCTTGACGATTCGCTGTGTAGATTGTATGGCTCGCCCGCTCCAACATTTTCAATAAAACCTTGACGATTCGCCGTGTAGATTGTATGGCCCGCCCGCTCCATTCTTTTCAATAAAACCTTGACGATTCGGGGTGTATGTGGCATCTCATCGTTTTGATTTTGTTCTTTTTCTTTTTGACTGAACCGTTGTGCGACTATTACGCCTACGACATCGACGCGTCATTCGTGATCGAAATACTTTCTTGACAACGCGCCGACGACCACCTGCATCTTGTTCTTCCGATACATTTTCCAGTACTGGTGGTGGTGAAACAGAACGTCCCCTACTGTCGAATTTTAATTTAAAATTAACAAAACTTTCAACGCCTCCTAACAGATGAACAATAAGTGACGCAGTAGGATGAGCTGGTGAAGTACTAACAGAACGACCGCTAAAGGAAGAACGATGTGATGATGATTGTGATGATGATTGTGATGATAATGATAATGATGGTCTAGGCGACTGCGAACCATAATTCGCAGCCGCTAATCTACCTCCACCTTCGTCTCTATCCATCTGGGAGGATCTGTCATCGCGAATTGTCCCATATACTAACCTTGGCCTAAGCCCACTTTCAGAAGAGAGGAGCACAGGTTTTACACCAGAAACTCTATCATCTGATGGAAATATCAATTCAGAACAAGTAAAATCAAAAATTGATAATGTAAACCTATGTTGCTGTGATATAATCTGCTGTAAAACGGATAAAAGAATATTTATTATATCATTAAAGAGGATATCATCAACTCCGTCTTCATTTAAAAAATGAATTATAAAAATAGGACGTTTATACTCAACTTTATACTGAATGACACTTTTGTTTGCGGTAGTAAATTGAGCGGGCTCTTTAAATATTGATAATAGTAAATTTACTTGCGGTTGTTCTTGGCAATAAAACATAATAGAATTGTTCGGTACATCACGCGGATCTATAAAATACGTTTTTTGTTCGATGTAAAACTCATGTTCTTTCCATTCTACACGAGAATTATGTGTTATAGCTTCTGATCGACTATGTCGTAGTTTTCGGTCATGTTCGGTTTGTGAGGGCTTTCCAAAATTATGTTCTAATGTTTTTTCGAGCGACTCAACGTATGCTTGTTCAAAATGACGAATTTCTTTTAAGCAATAATCGATATAGCTCGGTTTTGGTAGTGGTAACGCCTGATAATCTACGTGTAATTTATATATAAAATCTTCAGATTTAGGGTGGTCATAATATGAGTAGCCTAAAATGGATGGTGCGAATAATTGTATGTTCCGTGGCAATGGAGATGCACTCAATATATATTCGTGAGAAGGAGGGTGACCAGGCATTTGTCGAGACGTTGGTATTGACTTAGGTTTAACAACACCATGCGTCATAATAAACGCCGATACATTCACATCTGATGCCGACGACATTTCTGAACGTTGTATTATTATATAAAGTGTCATATAATAATATTACTCATGTTGGCTGAACACCCCGTCAATCATCATCCGCTATCGGTTTTCTCTTTAATTTCAGGAATATAGAATCCGTATCTTCCCGAAATCTCACTTTACGCGTGTCTTCGCTCGGTGGTGGTGGTGGCATCGGCAGCATCGGAAGGCTTAAAGAATCAGTATCCGGTGCGAATTCATTCGGGTTATACTCTTTAAGCGGCTGGAGATGCTGCTCCGACGGCGGCATCGATGCTTTTATTCTCTCGGTGATTTCCTCCATATCTCTCTGTCGTGCGGCGATTCTCTCGGCGATGAGTCTGTCCATATCATCCCCGCCGCGAAATGGACTGTCGTCGCCTGTGCCCAGTACGGGGGCGGCGGCTAAATGTATCACTTCTACTACTGGTTCAGTGGCCGGCGCGGTCGTGGTCGCCGTCGGCACCGTGCGCGATTTCAATCGATTACTGTTGTCTCTCGGAAAATCCGAGAAATCGATCTCAGGAGGGCGCGGAACTTCGAAATACGAACGCATCTCTGCCTCTTTCTCTCGCATCTTCATTTCTATTTCTTGGCGTTTCTGGGATTGGAAGTCCTCCGCGTTATAGATTTCTCTCGGTTCAATTGTTTGAAGGGCATCATTCCCCGCAAGGTGGGTGAATCGGCCGCCGCCGCCGCCACCGCCTAGCATCGGTTGTGCCGTTGTTGCCGTCTGCTTCTTGTTCGGAAATACACGTGTGCCCAATTTTATCGCACTTATATCTCTCGCGAGTTTCGGAATATTCACGACGAGAGATTCAATCGCAATCTTATTGAGTTCCTTCAGCGAAAATGACGCCGCACGAAGTCGGTCAATCTCCGTTTTTATTTGTTTTGCGGCTTCATAATCCTCCGCTTGGATTGCGAGATGTTTTCGTGATTCTAATTTCTCTAACCTCGCAAGCGGCGCTTCCATTTCGTCGATTGTTGCGCGGAGTTTCTTCGCGGTGTCATAGTCTTCTTCGGCAATGGCCTGCTGTTTCGCGTAATGAAGTTCTTTCAACTTGGCCGCATGAAGTGACGGGATGGTCGCCGAGAGATTTTTGAGGATGCGTTCAAATACATGCTTGACTTCTTCGGGAGTTACATTTTCGGGGATTCCGTCGAACAGTCCTTCCTCGGATAATAATCCCCATAATAGCTCCTTGTTTTCTTGGGATACGAGAGATGACATTCGGCGGTGGGTTATGTTATTAAATTATATATACCAATGAAGGTTTATATAATTTTGAGTGGTGTGAATATTAATTTTTAAAAGTGCCCGAACGGTTTGCCAATTCATAAGCTTTAGCACCTAGTGTAAATGCAGTTCCTGAGTTTCTTAAAGCCATTCCAACAGCGGCCGGACCAAGTTTTCCAGCTGCATTAGCAGCAGCTTTAGCCACGTATCTCTGAGCTGGTGTAAGCGGTGCGTTTTGGATAGCGGCATTTGCGTATTGCTTAGCCATAGGACTAGCAGTCTCAGCTAGATTCTGAACATGAGGCGCAAGATCGGATAATTTACCTTTTAAAGAAGCAAGTGCGCCTGGATTCTGGTCTGCAACACGTTGTAAAGTTGCAAGTGTTCCTTGCGATGCAATACCTGGAGGGAGTTTTGACAGGAACGAAGACGAAGACGAAGGCGACGGCGACGGCGACGGCGACGGCGACGGCGACGGCGACGGCGACGACGATGGTGACAACGAGGGCGACGAATTACCAAAGAACCCTCCACCTACCTTCTTTGTTTTATTTTTACGCACTCTATGCGTTGTCCTACGTCGATTCTGAGTCCGACTCCGATTCTGAGACTTTCGTACCGTTTTTGCCATTTTTGCTATATTATATACTAATAAAATATAACAGCTAAATCGGTGATGATTGGAAATTCCTAAAACTCAACATTCGATGGGTTATGTTATTTTTGCAGTTTGCGACCTTTGAGGTCAGGGGCCGGAACAGCTTCGCACACCGCATACACCGCCTCAAATAACAATATTTTACTTTGGGCCGACCGCTAGGTCGGTAGGCTGGTAGGCGGGCCAACGCCCCCTTAAAACTCCACATTCGGCGTCGGCACCTTCTCATCCACATTAAAAAACTTGCGCCTGAACCGCTGCATATACTTATCCGTCAGTTTCTTCTTCTTATCCAAAAAATCATGGACGGTCATCTTTCCAAGAAGCATATGAATAATCATGAATATACCATACACGCCACATTCCGAGTCGTTTTTTTGATGATGGATATCGTTGATATATTCCTTAAACGGGATATTATTGGCCTCCCCCTGTTCGCGCACCATCTTCATGAATTTACGTATTCTCCGCTGCGGCTTGTCGCCCGTGCTATCGAAAAAGAAAATCACTTTCGCGCGGACATCAATAAATAACGATACCCAGTGTTCGCCTGGCTGGTCGTGTGGGTCGGTATTGAAAACCACGCCGATTTTATGTTTTCCGTTTTTCACATGTTTCATAATATCGAATTTACATAGTTCATCCCATACACATTCCCCGTCTTCTAATACTTCGTCGAAATCGACTGGCGATGGTCCAATGAATAAAAATGACGGGACCGCGTGCTCATATTGCTTCAATGAATTCGCAATATCGATACTCGAGAGCCACTCATGAATATTCTTCTTCCATTCTTTCGGAGCTTGTGGCGCAAATGTATAATGAAGCATCTCTTTATCCATACCCGACGATGCGAAACTTTGGCGCAACCAACACGCCTCCTGATGACAAACACGGTTCATATTGTTTTTAAGGGCACTCCATACTGCGCGCGGGTCGGTGTCTTCGATTTTCTGGTCGGGGTGGCGTTTATTCCAAAGTGATTTCAGCTTTTCGAGAGATTTGGATGAATAACATGAAAAATCCTTGGTTTCGTTGATATCAGGGTCGGTCTGGTCTCTTGGTGCGCAACTTACGGACTTGAATTTACTGTCGTCGTTTGTCGCGACATCAGGCGACGGCGACGGCGGCGTTTCACCTTGTTCCATTTATGAAATACTAAACTTATACTATTATGTCATAAAAAATTGAAGTGTTTTCAATTTATTATACGAGTCATATACACATTCATTCATTCAATGGTCGTGAAAACTCGTTCGTATTATTATTCCAAGGAGGAGCAGCAGGAGCAGGAGCAGGAGCGTGAATCATCATCATCATGCTCGGCTGATTCTATAAACATTACCACGTCGGTCGCTGGTGGTGGTGGCAGGCGCGTCCGAATCACAACACCTTCATTCCGTGAAGCCAGCATACGGACATATAAGGTCTATACGCCATCAATTAAACCAAAACATCATCGTAATAATAAAGAACGTGAGGCGGCGGCGAATAAGGCGGCGAAGAAGGCGGCGAAGGAAGCGAATGCCGAGGCCGTGGAAGCAGAAGCAATTGAGGCGTTACTAGCGCTACAACAAGATGATGAACTTGAATGCGGCAGCGGCGGCGGGATCGGCCGCGGCGTCGAATCATCCGTGAAACACACATGCATGAATCCAATGAACCCGATTACAACCTATATGTACCGAATCTCTGTATATAACCTTGACCGGACAGCACATCTCAAGACGGCTTACATTCTATACGACCCCAAAAGCCGATTGTATTATGTTCATACCATCATCTCAAACCAGATTGATCATCATCATGATCCCCACGCGGTGGTGGTGGAAGAAGACGAGCCTATAGCCGCGGCGGCGGCGTGGGCATTACCAGAGCCGAAGAATACGCTCCAAATGAAATTCACCGCATTTGTCGGCGAACCCATTTCGAATTACGTAATGTCATTGATTATTCCGTCCAAGGAGTACGACTATTACATTCAAGACGATATCATTGGTCTAGTTTCATCGAACAGCGATACTCATGCGACCGCCGCTACATTTGGCGAAGATTCGTCCTTTTACGATATTGAACGTTTGCTCTATGACCAGTCATCAACGCTAACAACCAACGGGTTCAAAGCGTTCATGCTTCTACCTTCTCGGCAGTTCTGGTACACTAGCTATTATTACTCTGCTTCGGGGGCTGTCAGTGATAATCGTTATACGTATCATACGATGGATTCAGTGCTGCTTATTCTAGGACAATCTCAATGATCGCCGTCGGCGACCGCATCGGCTCGCTTCATAATTTCATTGTGATAATCTCTTACTTTCGGAAATTTTGGTATGTTATTCGCGGGTTTCAATACAATAAAATCATCTATTGTTTTTTTTCGAATACACATCTTATTTGCGATTGACAGAAGCGATGATGTTTGCGTTGTGGATGGCCGTGGCGGCGACGACGGCGATGTTTCTTCTTCATCAACAACCTCACATTGTTCGTCATCGTCGTCGTCGGAAGGCGGTATCGGCATCGTCGTTGTCGCGGTCATCTCTATTTTATCACGTAGTTCAGCCCGCTTACGATTAAGATTGTCATTGTCATTGTCATCGGCGCGCACTTCACTTCGCGTATCTTCTTCAATCATATCTGTAATATCATTCCACTTCAAATACTCGATACACGATTTCATATATTCGTGATGTGCGTTATTGATATCGTCATTTTCGCATCGTTCGTGAAATAAATCTCTCGTCATGTTTAATATCCTCTCTTTGTAATACATCTTTTCTTTGCGAAAAGTTTCGTTGGCCGCCTCTTCCGACGATATGCTTTCTATCGATTTCTTATATTTATCATACTTGTTTCGATTTGACATCATGGATAACGTGAATTCGTTTAATTTGTCGCACGATTGTTCCATTTACGTACGATTTTATAGATTATTATAGAACAATAATTTGGCATGTATATTGTTATATAATAATATAGTGAGTTGTGTTTATACTCGGCACGGCACGGCACCGCACGGCACAGCACGGCATTTATCTCCGCATCGTGAGGTTTTCTTTCGCATTAGACCCAGTAGTCGCGCGCGGAAGATACGTGGGGAATTTATTATTGGAATCGGCGACAGCCAACGCTTCTTTTCTACCTGTGAAATTTTCGGAAATATGCGCTACATTTCGCGTTTGTTCTTGTTCTTTCTTTTTCTTATCCAACTGTTCTTTCGGAATATAATTCGTAGCGGGTTCAATTACTGGACCACCTTCGCCTGTACAAAACCCATCATAGGTACAATCCAACGTCCGAAGTTGAAAACGCGTAGAATTATCAAATGTGAGTTTGCCTAAACCATTCGGGTTGGGATTCATCGAGGCGAAATTCGTCGCGCCATTATCAAACAAATAAGGGTTCGGTTGTTCGACGTGGCGTGCGGCGACGCTTACATTATACAAATCACTATCTGAATTCGGGACATACGCTGCGCGGTCATTGCGCTGATGTGCGAAGAATTGATTACGTAATGACGATTCGACGTTGACACGTTCTGCCCATCCACGCCACGGCGCCTTTCCATTCCCCGGATTGAATACCGCCTCGGTAGAGAACGGTTGATACGACTGAAGCGGAACAGTCGCCGCTGGTCGCGTTTCTAAAATCGGCATCGTAGCGTATTTTGATGAAATCGGGCGAACATCAAATGCGGGACGAAGTGCGGCTGAGGGTATATTCCTTTCTGAGATGCGTGTATTAATTTCGCCTAGACGGTCGTGATTATTCGAATATGCTCCATTAACAACACCGTAAAATTCCATGATGCTTCTCGTTATTCTATAATGTGAAAATAATCATTGATTGAATGAATGAATGATATATAAACACAATACACTATTATTCTATATCCATTCGGTACACTCGCGTCGTCATGTGCGGTATCTTCTATTTTCAAACTGTCGCAAGGATTGCGTTGGCCCAACTTAAAACACTACAGGAAAATTCTATATTATCATCTCACCGCGGACCCGATAAATCCGTCTTTATCAAGGATGATACTCGCGCATGGGGGTTTCACCGCCTTTCTATCAACGGTATGGAATCAGCCGCCGACCAACCATTCCATCTAAAAAACTGTCGGTTGATTTGTAATGGCGAAATCTATAACTTTCGTGAGCTTATTCGCGAGTTCGGTCTTGAGAGTGAATACAAAAGCGGATCGGATTGCGAAATCATTATTCATCTGTATCGTAAAATCGGCATTCATGAGACATTACGTCGACTGGATGGTGTATTCGGTTTGGTATTACACGATTACGAAAATGGCGTGACTTATGTCGCGAGAGATCCCGTAGGCGTGCGTTCGCTCTTCATCGGTGTATCGCGCCATGATGGGGCGTTCGGTGGCGAGTATTCCGATTTGGCGTGTGTTTCACTAAACCCCGACCATTACGCGTTATGTGTCGCAAGTGAAATGAAATCGATACATGCTTTGTGCGATACCATTACGCAATTCCCCGCGGGATGTTATATGGAATACATCGGGGAAGACAGTCCGGATGGAAGCGCGGTCTTCAAATCTTACTATGATTATGCCACAATACACTCGGGGTCGGGGTCGCCAAGCATGAGTAGGCCGATTGACGTGTCAATGCTGGAATGTCAGCTTAGGCAATTACACGTGGGGTATTCATATCCTACCCGTAGCGGCGGCGACGACAGCGAGAGCGAGAGCGAAGCGAGTATATGTAAGCATATTCGCGAATTATTCACAAAGGCGGTTGTCAAACGTTTAATGAGTGAGAGACCCGTTGGATGCTTGCTATCAGGCGGATTGGACAGTTCGCTGGTTACGGCCATCGTTGCGAGAGAATTGCGGAATACCGCGCCCGATACCGTTCTAAATACATACAGTATTGGTTTGGAAGGGTCGGTGGATTTGTACTGGGCGCGTCGGGTTGCCGAATATTTGGGTACTTGTCACCACGAGGTCGCTTTAAAGGAGAGCGATTTCTTAGACGTGATTCATGATACGATTTATCAGACTGAAAGTTATTGTACTACAACCATTCGCGCTTCCGTCGGAAATTACCTCATCAGTAAATATATTCAGGCACAGACCGACGATGTCGTCATTTATTGCGGGGATATGTCGGATGAAATCTTTGGTTCATATCGCGGGTTCTTGAAAGCACCGAATGACGCCGATTTTCAACGCGAGAATGAGCGCATGATTCGCGATGTCAGGTTTTTCGACTTGCTCCGTTCGGATAAGAGCATAAGTGGTGCGGGTTTAGAGGCGCGGGTTCCTTTTGCGGATAAGGCGTTTCTAGAATACGTAATGCGAATCCCTGCGCGGTTCAAGCGTTTCAATGACGAGAGAATGGAGAAATACCTCCTACGTAAAGCGTTTCAGGGGGGCGATAGCGCGGATGAAGACGGTAAGGCGCTGCTTCCCGATGACGTTCTTTGGCGCAGAAAAGAGGCATTTAGTGACGGGGTGAGTTGCGCAAATGGTGGGCGCACATGGGTTCAAATGATTAAAGAATTTTCCGACCGTGTGATAACCGACGACGAAATTGATAACAAAGAGCACGCATTATATTCTCTACACAATCCGCCATACGACAAGGAAAGTTTCTATTATCGCCGCGTATTTGAAAGTATTTATGGCGGTCGGGGGCTCACGATTCCTTATTATTGGCGTCACCCTTTTTGCGAGGGTGTGCTCGACCCAAGTGCGCGGTTATTGTCGTTTTATGTCACGGATGATGTGAAAAATAACTGCTAGGTATTATTTTATCTGCTTATACTACAGCAAAGCCGCGAATGAATACCATAAAAACCGCCGCAGAAGACCTCACGGTTGCGATCATTACCACCGTGCGAAATCTATTGACTCCGGTATTCAATAAATATACCGCGTATTACAAATATATCGAATTATTCATTTACGGTGTTTATGCCGTCGTATTATTCGGTTTTTATAGTACCGTTCCCGACTATATCCCCCTTTTACGAAACACTATATTGTATACCGCGGTGATTATTCTATTACTCCGTTTTAATACTGTCTCATGGACGAATTCTAAATTCGCGATTTTGGGCGGCAATACCTTTAGTGAGTTTGACCGTCGTCTTATCATATCTACGTGCGTATTTATTTTAATCACACACATCGTATCCGAAACGGTGATAAATTATACAAAGAACCAGTTTCAGAAAAGATTAATACAGCCGGTTAGTGGCGGAGTAATCCACCCGATATATAATATTATTGATGGTGTGGGGGCTGCTGCGAGGGCGGCCGTGACTCCTAGGGCATGATGTTCGTTATTTGACAAAAAATTGAAATGTTTTTGTCAAAGTTATACAATACGGTAGCAAAGCAAAGACAGAACAATGGCGACGACGAATGAAGAAACGACGACTCAGCAGAGACGCCCCCTCACTGTCATTGAACAGGCATGCGAGGCAATACAAGAGGAACTGGACGTTGTGATGGACGTTCTCGAAGATATACAGGATAAAATACCGGAAGGTGCGTATCTGCGCGGAATGAATGCGCTCGGCGCTTTACACAGACACAAACGCACCACACTGAGCCAGCGCCGTCCCGGCGAGTTGTTGCGCGGTTGGATGACGATGGAAGAAATTGAAGAGACCGACGAAGACCTTTACGACGAAATCATGGACCTCGCAGATGATATCGTTATTGAGTTGTGCGGCGATGACTGTAGCATCTTTACGGATGTTGAAAGCAATCTCGTTCATCGCGGTGATGAACGAGAGATATTCCAGTTGCTCATCAATTACAAGCCGGAAGAAGGCAACGCGGGCTACGAAACAAGCCCCATGATGCTTCATCACGCAATCCAAGTGATTATGGCTCGCTTGTTTGAAGATACCATCCATGAACTGGATATCGTTCGGCCAGTAAGCTGTGAATGTGGATGGCGTGGAGTTCAAGGCAACTGGGACCGTCATGTTACAAATATGCGGCATCTGCGTTGGGTGAATGCCGAACGCGAACTAAGATCGACGGTGCGTTTGATGAGGGCGCGAGAGATTGTTATCGCACGCCGCGAACCAGGCATCGTGTATATCAATGAACTTCACTCAACACCCGAGTCGCGCATCGCAATCGAGGAGGCAGTTCATGCGGCTGAGACCGCAGGCGACCGCGTGATATTCATGTGTGCCGATGGACGCATGAGCTGGTTTGCTTGAATACAGGAGGTTTGTTACCGTTTATTCACCGTCTTATTATGCATATTCTTTATAGCAGTTGTCTTATTCACATGAAATATATTATCGGGGTGATGTTGTAGCGACCCTTTTTTTTTCATAGTCTTCGACGTCGACGCCGACCGTCGCACCTGCTGCTGCTTTTTCGACGAAACCGACGCAGGCTTCGGAGGAGGAGGACCATCGCGGAAAAACTGTTGAAGATGAAACAAGATATACTTACTTATGATTTCGTCGATTTCGCGTGGATTCAGTTTCTTTTGCGTTGATTTAGCATCAAAATTCGCCATACTTACATACTTCATGAATAGATTATGAATCTCGATGGAGAGAATTTCCTTCTTTACGAGTGCCGTTGTCGTCGGAGTTATCGACGGTAGGTCGATTTTATCAAAGACATTGCGAAATAACGCGCTGTTCAAAAACCGGATGACGAATGTCTCAAACGGAATATAGGAATAATATGGCTGTAATTTGATATAATAGACGCGTTCATCTGTCATTTTAGGATGATGTATATCGTCCAGAAAACAGACTTCGATATTCGATGGTAGCCGCGAACAATGAATGAAATCGTCGATGGTCTTTTCCTTTGTGGTTCGCTGTGGATAACCAGCCCCCGCACCCGCCGCCGCCGCCCCATTCGGTTTAAATCCGCCAATAATATGGTCGAAAAGGGGGGGTACGATCGCGAGGTCTTTGGCCGATGACGATGATGACGAACCTCCTATGGGCGCGGTTCCTCGTAACTTATTTTCAAAGTAATGGCGAATATGCGATACCCACTTGTCGGGCCCCATATTATTCGTATAAATCATAACCTTACTACATATACCGGCATTCTTCTTTTTACGAATATAGTCTAATATACGCACCATACTCGGTCGTATTATTTCAGGGTATAAATCAACTAAATCATTGAAATGGCGGTACATAATAGTTGGGTCATTAAAATAATCTTCTAATACATGTCCAAATATCGAAAATTGAGCGAAATTCCCGAGAGTTTCATCCACATCGAAAACAACAACTTTGTGTTTTTTTGTGATGGGATGATGATTCATGTTGTAGTTATTATATCGCGATATAATAACTATGCCAAATCTGCCAAGTTATACAGATACTGATATTGATGAAGACATGAAACTGACACGGGGCGATTATATCAAAATTCTTCATCATTATCAACCCGGTTTGCGTAGGACGCATAGTCGTCGTATGTCTTTGAAAACCGCGAAAAAACATGCCGACCGGATTCTTGCCGGAAAGTTGTGCCGCTGTATTAAGAGTTCATCATCTGATGAAGAAGGCCGTAGTATCGCGTATTGTACAAGTTCGATATTTAATAATAGGGGACTTCGACAACACGGGGTTCGTTGTAAAACATCGCGCGGGGCTATGCGGCCTCGTTTGACGGGTGATATAACGAAGCGCACGCGTAAATTGCGTCTATCATGACGACGACCAGTCGATATCATCTTCCGACTCCACAAATTCTACTGCGCGTAGAATCAACAACTCTTCTTGGCTCAATCTCTGAAATACGACATTTAGCTCGAATTTGATGTTGAAAACAAAGCGTTTTACATTTCGTATCGTTACCGTATGTATTCCATCTGTTTCGTTTTGTTTTACGCGGAATAAACAACCGCCTAATGTTATATAGGGTCGCGCCTCGAGAGATCGAAGTGGAATCCAGCGAATAAGCTGATTATGTTTCAAGTCATAGGGTGTCTCAATCACACGATACATGTGTAATTTACGTTCAAACTCCTCCATTTTCTCGGGGGTTAAATTCAATGACGAGAGAATTTCGTGTCGGCGGGCTGCTATTTTCTTCAGGGTCGTATTTGCGATTGTATTATTCTCTGTCTTATTCATCGCCGATAATATTGCGTTAATATCCAGTGGAAATGTGGGTTCATCGAGAACCGACTGAAATAAATCATCATCCGAATTTACCGCATAATCGCTGTCATTGACGCTGGGATGTACTGTTATGGGTGATGAATCATCGTCGGTTGGGTCGGTGATACGCGATGACGTTGAGCCACTATCGGCGCTGTCGGCGCTGTCGGCGCTGTCGCTTGCGTCATGATCATGTAATAATGCTGAAACATCAACGACATCATCATCATATGTGATTTTATTTACGTCGGAACGTGATCGGGAACGTGATCGAGACCTTCCTCCAACCGACGGCCGCATATATTCTATATCAACTACCACCGTTTTCTTCATGTCCCACTTAGTCTGGATCTATAGATAGATATGTATAATACGTGTTTATTATACATAATACGAATAATTGCTTTACACCAGATCATCCTTATCGATCACGACCGTTTTCGCGATTCGTTTCGCGACCTTGGTTATATTCTCTTCATCCCCATCCGTCGCATGTTTTGATAGCGTCATATAGATTTGATTGGCTTGGGTCTCGCTATTTTCGCATTGCGGGTTCATTTTCGCCCATTCATTCACCAACACGACATTTTTGTGTTCAACGGTATGTATCGCATTTACAAGTTTTTTACTGTGAATACCTTCACGCTCCCACTTATTATCATCTTTGATGTATAAAATCTCTCGTTTGCTATCACTACAATGTATTGGACGCTTGGTGACATCGGTTTTCTCTAGATTATCAATAAATATCTTAGATATCCCCTTTACAAATCCGTGTTTTCCAACATCTTCCATATCATCAGTATCTAATTCTATCGTTTTTACAAAGTCGGTCATATTCATCGCATCTTTACACTGCTCATTCAAAAACATGTTTACATTAAACGTCTTATTGTTGGAATTATTTATCATATTTCCATTCACTGTAAGATTATTGTGGTTTGTTGTATTACTTACACCAGAACCGAAATTGTCCGCGAGTGCCGGTGTCAGTGTCACAGACGAGGAGGCCGGCTGTGAAACAACCAGATTTTGACCTATGCTTGTCAATACCGCAGTACATAACTGTATCATTTGCGAATTTTGGGCTTGGTTGGCTTTACTTAGTTCGGCGTTTGATTGACATAACTCCGCGATTTTGCTTGAAAATAGTTTATAAACGGAGTTGTCATTATTCTCGCTCGAACAATGCTTTGAATGCCGCCAAAGGCTTCGTTGGGCCATATACTTTCGGTCACAGTTGGGGCAACGATAGGTGGCGGGTTCGGGGGCGGCCCCCGGTATCGAAAAATGGACATTTTTATGGACATCACCAAGTAGCAGTGATTTATGCTTGTCAGTGTGGTTATGTTTCAGATAGTTGAATTTTCGTGACGTAGAATAGTCACACTTGTCGCATACGTAAAGGTGCTCTTTGGGCATGGTGATGTTTATCACCTGACGATAAACGTGACGATAAAATAACGAATGTCGCGATTTGACCTTACTTATAATAGTGCGAGGTTGCTTTATATCACTAAAAGTAGTAATGTCCGTTTTTGTATATATAAATGTCCATATTTTACACCTTTTCTCATTTAAAACGCCCATTTTATAGAGCAAAAAAATAAGAAAAAAGCGTAAAATCAATAGTAGGAATTTCACCTACGATGGTCTAACTTTTTCCTGTTCTTCTTTTTTATTGGAACAGGTGAAAGACGAAATTTGGAAACATAATGGTCGCTCTTGTTTTTCTATCCAAGATTGTGTTAATTTCATTATGTTTATAGAAGAGTTTGCGTCTCTGGTTCTAAATACGATTTTTTTGTTTTCGCAACTCACGCAGTTAGAACACTTTAACAGACGAAATACTTTATTTCCTTCCTTATCTTTGTAATACTCCAAATCATTATTACAATCACAACACTTCTTACTTGTGTTGCATTCATTTATCGTTATTGTATCATATTTTTTATGAATTAATTTTCTCAACCCTTTATTCATCGTAGGCATAAAATGTTTCATTTGCGTGCTTCTACTCCAATTTCCATAACCGATTAGGATATTTTCGCCAAATGTTTCTTTAATTTTATTCAAAAATGTGTCAATTGATTTCTTACCATAACTATATTGACGAAATTTCATTTTTCGCCATGTATCACGATGGTAAAACTCCATAGTTTCTTTGTTTAGTTTATCCTTTTCAACGAGATACACTTTGAACCTTTCATAATCAACTGATTTACTGTTTTGAATTGATAGTTGTGTTTCTTTTTCAATAATACCATTTCGGTTTTTTTCCTCTAATAAAATTCGTTCGTTCGTTTTTGCTTTACTTTCTCTTTTCCTTTGTGGGGCTGTGTATTGAAGTTTGTTTCCGTGTTTATCCATCATATAAACCAAACTGCGTTTTCCGGGGTCGCAACCAACAATATTCCTTTCTTTCAAAGTATCTAACTGTTCTTTGGATAAATCCTCAATATTGTAAAAATCTTGCTCTTGTAAAATAGGAACTCTTGCACCCCATTTTTTATCCTTCAAATCCTTTCTAATAAATAATAAGCAACACGAAACACCGTCAGTTTGGATTTGGTTATGAAACTGATAATGTTTATTTTTGAATATTTTATTTTTCATATCCAAAAAGTTAATCCATACATCCTTTTGATTGTCTTTCACATTACTCAACAATTCACCCTTTTTCACTTTATTACCATCTTTGTCCTTTTCAGGGCAAAACATATTGATTAAACTTGCAGTATCAATAATAATGTGTTTGGGAATGATGTTGTTTCGTAATGGTATGGGTTGAAACAATTTACTTTCTTGTTTTTCCAATACAGAATTCATATACAACATTCCTTTCAAATAATCAAATGGTTTCACTTTAACATCATAATGAACTGATTTTTTGATTTCAGTAGGTAAAATGTTAGATAAATGTGTTTCTTTCCATTCATTAAATATTTCATCTGTTTCACTTAATTCCATAAGGTTCTTTTTGAATTGAAATAATGTTGCCTTATCTTCGGTGATTTCATTTGTAGTTTTGTTAATAAATCGTAAAAAGTGTTGTATGAAACGCTCCTGAATATTGTTTGATAATGATGTGTGTATTTGTGTTGCTAAATAAGGCAATAAATAACTTGTGTGTTTCAAATTGGTTTTTACATGGTTCAGTAAAGGTTGGTATTCGGTTTTATAGAATTGTTCCAATATTTCCAACAGTTCTGTGTCTTTGCCTTTCTTTCCTCTATTATCGCGATTTCCTAATGTTTTGATGCTATACAAAATAAATGTTTCATCTACATCAGGCAACGGTAGATTATTATTGTATTGGTATAAAACATACAACCGAATAAATTGATAAGTATGAATAACCAAATCATTCATTTCAAAAACCAAATTATTTATTAATGGTTGCATCGTATCACAATTCACTAAAATGGTTTTCAAGGGTATTTTGAATGTTTTGTATGCGGATTTTTCATTATTCCTAAACTCTTTGAATTCGTCCTTTTTCTTCCTTTTCATTTTATATACTATTATAATATTTATTTTTAAGTCATTTAAACGCATATTATATTTATATAATATGTTATAACAACTAACAGAAATGGAACAAACGATTGAAAAAGAACACACATATTATTGTGAATGCTGTAATTATAAATGTATGTATCCTGCACACTGGAAACAGCATTTAGAATGTGA